AACCTTTACTACAGACCATTTTTTAGCATAATCAAAATTATTTGTTGCTACTGTTGACTTTTTTCTATTAGTGAAATTTTGCCACGATGGTAAAATATCAACTAACTCACTCATTGTTCCCTTTAAAAACCTATCTTTACTTTTATCTACTCTATGAATAAGTATATCTCCCACTTCAATATTATCTGGAACATCATGTGATCTATATATTTGTGGATCATTAGGATTCCATTTATAATTCAGAAAATCATTAATTTTATCATCAGTTATTTGTTCAACAAAAGATTCAAATTTTTTGAGGTGTTTCATATTTACCTAAATTTATCGACATACTTCTTAAAATCTTTTTTAATATTATTGGGTAAATCATCCCATGTTAGATCAGCTACAGTATTTGGATAATCATAATTTGTAGTAAAATGGTCTAAATCTATTTCTTCAATAAATTCCCAAAGGGTTTCCACATTAAAGTCTACAAGTTCATCATCAGTCATAGGCATATCAGGATAATCTTCTCTAAGATCACCCGATAAAATTTCACTATAACTATCACCTCTTTTTTTAAAGTTTCTGATATAATCTAAATCTTCTTTTGATATAGCTCTTAATAACTCTTTATCTAATCGACTTAAAGACATAATACCCTTTGAAGATATTCTATCTAATATACTATTTTGTATGTCTTCATATTCACTGATAGCTACCTTTTCGTTATATTGTTTAAAGTTATTTAAAAATCCCATATCATATATATTATTTCTAAATTTCATATTTTAAAATAAATGAGATTAGGTTTTGATCATGTTTAACCTTTTATGAATTATATCATAATATTCTTTTTCTTTTTCTATGACAATATAATCTCTATTTAGTTCCTCACATGCTACAGCTGTTGTACCACTTCCAGCTACATTATCTAATACCAAATCTCCCTCATTTGTATATGTCTTTACTAAAAATTTAATTAACTCTAATGGTTTTTGAGTTGGATGTATTGTTCCGTTTAATTTATTTTTCTGTTTATCTGATTTGAAAACCTTAACACTACGGGGATATCTTGTAGTTTCTCCACCACCACTTACATCTTTAGATACTTTACCATAGACATCAGTTTTATTTTGAACATCAGCTTTTTTAGTATATGAATTTATCGGTTTATGACCATCTGTTTTTTGTGGGTTATATGTTGGTGGTTTCTTATAAAAAACTAATATATTTTCGTGAGCTTTGAGTGGCATTTTCTTAGCATTTAAAAACCCAGTAGCTTGAGTTTTCTCCCATATCCATTCATACTTTAACATCTTTAAATTAGAACACCCTAGAACCTTATCAAATGGTGTTTGAGCAAATAATACTATACACCCATTGTCTTTAATTACACGGTTATATTCTTCCCATAATTCATCTAAGGGTAATATACTATCCCATTTACATTTAGTTGTTCCATATGGAAGATCAGCACATATTAAATCAATTGATTTATCTTCTATCTTAGAGAAATAATTGAAACAGTCATCATGAATTACCTTTTTCACTTAAATCCAAAATGTTTTTCTCAACCCACTCTTTACTGAAAGCTTTATTCCCATTATTATCTTCTAATTCTAATAATGACTTAGCTATTTTTTCTCTCTTTTTCTTTGAATCCATATATAAATTTATTTTTAATTTATATTGGTATAGTTTAGATTAGTTGATATCTTCGTATCTATCTTTACCTAACTTTCTAGGGTTGTATATTTTTACCTGACTTGTTATACATTTCATTTGACCTAATATCAATATTATTTTCCTTTGAGAATTTTAAAAAATCTTCCCATACATAATTATTAGATTAAAATATTTTATATGAATTTAAGTATTCCATGATCGTGATTATTTCTTACAAAGATGTTGAATCGCTAAAACCTAGTTTATCTAAGTATTTTTGCTTTTCTTTATCGGATAATTTTAAATACTTTTTCAAAGATTCTTGAGACTCATCAAACTCTTTATCAAGATCTCTTTCATCCCACTCTCCACTTAAAACAGATTTATGAGCTTTTCTGAATTGATCTAGTGTAAGGTCTTTTCCTACCTCGTCATTATCATCAACACCGTGATCTGCTTTTTTGGATTTTTCTTTTAGATCAGAACTAAAAGATTCGAATTTTTTTATATGTGACATCTTAATTTAATATTTTTATATAATATATATTAAATTTAGAAGTCAAAATCATCATCACCACCAGTATCTCCACCAGTGTCGTCTCCACCACCAATATCAGCGTCATCACCACCACCAATGTCAGCGTCATCTCCACCACCGAAATCCTCATCTCCACCACCGAAGTCATCGTCTCCACCACCGAAGTCATCACCACCGAAGTCATCACCACCTTCTCCTTCTTCACCACTACCACTAGAGTACTTAGTAAAGAAAGATTCGTTTTCTTGTTTATCTTCCTCAGATAATTTCAGTATATTTTTAACAACCCATTCGATATGAAAGTATGGTTCACCTTCTGAATCTTGAAGTGATGATAACATACTTGATGCTATCTCAGTTCTCTTTTGTAAGTTATTTAATCTTTTCCATTCTTCGAATATTTCCTTTGAGTTGAATTCAACACCAATCTTTTTCATAAATTGATCATCATCCTTTAACTCAGGGAAGTCTGAAAGCATTTGTAATTTAATTGGTTTGTTTAATAACTCCTTAAAACTTGTTCTAATTCTAGATATAAAATTACTGAATTGAGCTTCATCTCTTGTCATTTCAGAAGCATCTGAATAGATATTACCACCACCATTATCTCTATCAAAACGAGTAAATGGTATTTGTGATGCTCTTTTTAAAATATTATAAAACCAATTTAACATATCCGATTCGTTTAGATCATGTCCTTCTGGTGATACAACTTCTAAATTAGGAGTTCCTGATTCACCCTCTGGAAACCACACCTGCTTGTTATATGGTAGGTGTTTAGATCCATTTATTTGAACAGTACCCAATCTATCATCCCATTCAATTTCCTCTGAGTAATCAGCAATCATTTGTGATATTTGTTCCTCAGCTCTTTGTCTAGATAAACCTTGAATTGGGACAGTAAACTTTTGATAATGTGTAGCATTAATCATGTTAAACATTATACGAGTTTGTTCAATTATTTTTAATTGGTTATATGGTCTAATTAAACCCTCCACATATGATGTTTCCGTATATTCATCACCTGATGCATATGATACGTGTATTATTTGTGAATCAAGTAATATTCTCCTTAACGTTGGATCTTCGGGATATTGAATCCATATATAACCAACATTTGGTTCATATCCAGGAACTAAAGTAGATGAGTCTATTTGCTCAAATCCAATTATGTTCTGTTGTTTATCATCATAGACTATCTCAAATGATATATAACCATCGATTAAGAACGTTCTAAAGTGATCCCAACCCAATTTACCATCGTTGTACCCATACGAGTTATATACCCTATCAAATGCTTCCATATAAGCATCCTTTATTTCTTGGGAATATTCATCTGATAATGGCTTAGGTCTACAAAAAGTATCTTCGTCATCATAAATAATTGACTCATCACATACTTTGGTTACAAAATCTTTGATCTCATCTTTAATAGAATACTCTCTAAGAATTCTTCGTTTATCAGCATAAGCCCTATCTAAATAAGGTACGGACTTCCTACTAAGCATTGTAGCGACTGCTCTTTGTGAGAAAAAATCATACATAGATGTATTTTTCATCATGTTGGGATCTTCGTTAATCCCAACAGCAACTCTATTTTTAGAGATCATGTCATCATATTTCATCCCCCAGTTGGAGAGATTTCTCAACATGTTACTTAGTAATCCTTTGTTTTGAACATTTTGGTTTGTTCCACCACCATTCAATGGGTTATAACTTGCCATTCTATTTTAATAAATTTTAAATATATATAAAGGAAATTTTGTCCCTTTAATAGTTTTTCAACATATTTATATATTTTTCTGATATAACAACAAACTTCATCCCTCGATTCTCAGCATATTCGATCGCTTGAGTCCATTTATACATATTAGCATTCCACATATTCATAGCATACTCGAAATTTTCTAATTGTTTCTTTGTTGTTTTTTTTGGAAGTATTGGCTTCTTTGTTTCAGAATAAGGTTTTATCTCACCTAAAACTTTTGACACTTCTCCCTCAGCTTTTTCTAATTCGTAATAAACATCTGGATAATATCTATGAGATGATTCTTTCCATTGGTATTCACCCCACTCAGTTTTCTTAACTGATTTCTTATTATATGGTATCTCTACAAATTCAGCTCCCCATCTTATAACTCTAGGATATTCACCTTTTGGTTTACCTGCCATTAAGTCTAAATATTTATATATTTTTTTTTTTCGTACCCACTTCTATAGTAGATACCACCTTTCCCATTTAATTTTACAACATTATCTTTGTTTTCGGGAATATAATTGCCCTGTTGATACCTCCGTTTACCATTTTTACCTCTAGGATTATTTGGAGCACTATTTATCATGATATTTTATTATTTTTTCATATACTATATATTCAATTTTATCATACTCCCAATAGGGAATCCTCAATAAATCTATATTATTATTTTCACAAAATTTATTTTTAACTTTATCATTACACTTTTGTGTTTTTAGGGATTCCTTTCCTCCAAAATGATCTATACTTTCAAAGTGTTGTCTACCATCATATTCTATACATAGATTGTATTCAGGTAAATAAAAGTCAAATGACTTTCTACCTAAAGGATTAAACTTTTTTTGTGTTTGAAATTTTACATTATTAGTAGTTAATATATTAGATATTTTAACTTCCCCTTTACTACTATTGCATTTAGGACATCCATTTAAATCATAATAATGAGATCTGAATAATTGATTAAACTCTCCGTGTTTTGGACAAATTATTTTAATTTTAGAACTAACTCCCTTGTAAATAACTTTGGAATAATCATATTTGTTATTATGTATATTATTTAATTCTAACTTTTTACCATCCCATAATTCTCTCCACTTTTCATCAGATTTTTTACCCTCTCCAGATTTAGATATTATTTTTGAGCACTCATCACAAGGAGATATCAACTTCAATAAATTATTACTATGTGTATTTTTCTCACCATGTAAATCACATTTTACTTCAATAATAGAATTAAATATACCATCCCATTTATTACAAGAATATTTCCATCTTTTCCCAAATTTTTTATATAGTCTATTTGTAAATTCATACCAATCTATTTTACTCCTTTTACTTAAAGAACACGATGGACAACCACTTCCCCTTACATGGTGAAATGGTTTTTGGATAAATTCATCATGTTCTGGACATATTATGATCACATCTTTTTGGTTATCAACATAATCAACCAATGAATAATTATAATAATTATCATGTATTATTTTAGATTTATTTATAAAATTATCCTTCCTTTTTTTTAAATATTTTTTTTCGCTACATTTATTACATCTTTTACCCTTATAGTATAACTTATCATATGAAGTATTAAAAATGTGACCATTTTTACATTTCGATCTTAATTTCGATTTCGTACCATCATAGTATAATATTTCTAATATTTCATAACCTTTACTTTTAATATT